ATGTTTGTAGAATTGGTGTTTGACAAGCGCAACGTTGATGGACTGCCGAATGCGGCAGAAATTATCCGCCTCGAACTGGAAAAACGAGTTCATACGCTGTTTCCAGATGCAGAAGTCCGGGTAAAACCAATGCAGGCCAACGGGTTAAATTCAGATGCCAGCAAAAGTGATCGTGAGAAGCTGAACCGGATGTTAGAAGAGATGTTTGATGAATCGGATCAGTGGCTGGTTACTGATATTTGATAGAGACAGACCGTTTTCGAGGAAATTAAGAGTCACTTGCACCATAAACACCTCGAATAAGCTGAGTTGGTAGCTAGCTGTTCACTAAAAATGAGATTGGGAAAGATGATTATGCGCCAGCACTGTCTATCAGACACAAACAGTGCCAGCAGCATTTTCAGATAGGAATTAGTAGTAAAACAAAGCAGTCAATACGTTGCCAAATTTCAACTAATCAACGTCCAGAACATTGTCAACGTATGCACCGCCGTTAACGCTAAAACTCATTTGTAAGTTCAACCATCCAGCAACATGTCATCAGAAACTGCACGGGCTGGCATTTTAAGGCGCAGATCTATCCAGCGACCATCCGGGATATCCATTGGCTCACCGGCCACTATCGCCGCTGTATCAACATCAAAGCGGCGTTTACTGACCTTCACATAGATTGTGCCATCCTTGCCGGTGCTGGTTTCCACAAAGCATAGGCGGTTACCGTTAATGTCCTGGGGAACCTCGATGGTCCAGCCCTCCTCAGAAAGGCCTAACGTACCAGTGACTTTGTACACGCCTAAGGATATCCGCTCAGCTGTTACACCTTCTGCTTCACTGTTTACTGCAACACTGCCGGCTAAAGTAAACCCCGACAGGTAATCATCGGCCATTGTTTCAGGGGCACCAGACAACCTGGCGATCGGTGACGCTGCTTTGAGGAATCCGTTAGCGTCTACAGTGACATTATAATCAGAGTAGGTGTTCTTTATGGAATAGGCTTTATAACCTTCCGGCGGTGCTGCCTGCCATTTGTAATCCGACATCGGTACAACGTCCAGCATGGGATTATCACGAATACTACTGAGCAGCGTGACATTCGGAGCATTGAATGCTGGGCCCGATACCCATAATTCCCATCGTGCGAGCGTCGCGTTATAAGCTGCACCCAACTCGATATCCCCCGCGCCAGGGGTAAGCCCCAGAGAAAGCACTTCAAGGCCACGCGCATGTAACGTAGTCGTTGAAGCCCCACGGCCTGTGAAATATACATACTTGATATCCATGCCTGGGGAACCGTAATTTCGTCCGCCGACAATGGCAAAGTGAACACCAGTTGAGCCAGTGGACGTTATAGGGCTTTCTGCTATTTTGCAGTAACGCCTTCCACCAATGGGGGCATTTATGCGAGGCGGGAAGATCTGAGCAGTATCCCCCGCACGAATTGCTTGTTTCCCGGCTATATACAACGTGCTGGGAACATTTACAGATCCATCTCCTTTACAAATCATCGAGTATGCAAATCCACCAAAGCGGATAGTCATATCTCCTGTTTCCGTATTGCAGTACACGGCCCCTTTTTCAGCGTTACTTACATCACGAAAACGTACTAAAAGATTCGCGGTGGTGCTCCCTGCCCGTAATTGCTGATCACCAATCGAGGTTGTGCCCTGTTTAAACTCTACTGCGCTTGTCACTGTTTGCGGCGCTGTCGTCGATTTAGTAAGGGCGTCGGCCAGTACTTTATTCGAATTGTTCTCACTTTGTTTTGCGGCAGCAGCAGAGGCGGCAGATTTATCCGCTGACGCAGCCGCTTCTGCACGTAGGCGATCGACGGTTTGCACAATCTCTGGCGTGATGTCGATTTCACCCGGGCGCCCCAAGAAATCATTGAGCGTGCCTGGCAATGAATCGTTATAAACCTCAATGGTGCCTACCCGATCAGGCTGTGCACCGTAAACCGAGATGATAACATCATAGGCGCCCGGTTCTACGGACAGGGAGTATTTACCGCTTGCATCCGTCACCGACTGAGATTTTGCCAGACTCAATACCGTTGACGAAGTTTTTACTGCGCGCATCGTAATGGTTACGCCGGAGCGAGGGTCACCATACGGCCCCTTTAACACACCGCTGATTAATGTCATTTCAATTTCTCCATTATTTTTTCGATTAACTCGTCCTGACGTTCTATTCTGTCCAGAGCCTGATTAAGCGCTGTCAGAGCCACATACCCCAGTGTTGAATAATCGACAGATTTTACTCGATTAATAGTTTCCCCGTTTTGCAACTGTAAAGAACCGCCTTCAGCAACTACCTGTGGCAATTTCTCTTCAATCTCTTGTGCTACCCCACCGATAAATGGTTTGCCATCGCGCTTGCCGGTATAAAGCTTAAGCCCGCGAATGAGTGCTATAGGGTCTTTTATTTCTTCTACTTCAGTTTTAATTCTACGATCTGAGCCGGTAACCCAATTTCCGGTTAGGTTATTCATGTCACCATTATTTTGCAGACGGACTTCATGCCACCTTCCAGCCCAGTCCTGAAAAGAAATAAACCCATAATCGGTGACATTTAACTCTTGCCGCAATGACATTGTCATTTGCTTAACAACACCCTGAGCCTTAATCTGCGATGTAATTGCTGGCCCTTGAACTGTTCCTGAATTACTTGTGAATGTATTTGTTGCAGTAATTGACGTGGAATAGTTATCTGCAGGGCTCAATTGCACTGCACTTTTGAGTAACATGTAGTCATCAAACGTGACCGATTTCCTAAACCTGGCATAGCCACCGACATCAAGATTTGCCTCTTGCCCTGTAATAAGGGAACCTTGTAAAGATAGTGCACCTTTAATTTCCTGGGCAGTAGTAACAGTCTTGTCTAATTTATCATTAAGCGAATTCGTAATATTACTCCAAGCCTGACCGGTATAGGTGCCTCCATCTGGCAGTTTGACGGTAATATTTCCCGCACCCCTGAATATCTGCTGCCAGTTGTCTTTATCGTAATTCATACCACGCATGGCCTTGGCCGTCTCAGATGCCAACTGGGCAGTAATGACGTTCATCGCATCGCGTGGCACGGCATACCAAGCTGCAATGGCCTGCGTTGGCCCGTCATAAGCTTTGACCAATACCACCTGTGTGGCGTTATCTACAGCTTTCACTGGCAGTGTATAGGTGATACCGCCGATAACGCTCACAATCATATCGCCGGGTTTTAACTCGGTATTGAACGCCGTGCCAGCGCCTTTCACTATTGCAGAGTTATTTGTTAGGGTTAGAGTGCCTGCTGACATTGATATTCTCCTAAATTAAATAAATAAAGCACTACATCAAGAAACCCAGACTATTCCAAGCGAAATGCCGTATATTGCGGGGCAGTAAAAACATTCACCAAGAAAGATGTTTTTTGATTCGCCCCCTGATTTAACTCCCCAGCGGCCAAATGCCAAAATACAGACTCTCCTATTCCAGCAGATATATCGACATAAACGACTGAGACAGACGACTGCCCATACCCAGAACTTATTACCGTCTCGGGTAAATAGCTTCCATCCGTTCTATTTTGACGAACACCACCATAGCCATGTGCACCATTATTTCCTCTTCTGGTTATCTGAATCTGTCCAAAAACACGAACCGGAATAACACTATTACCGCCAAAACGTAGCAATCGACTGACGTTGGTATGTGCCCCCGTCCAGGTAAGCATTGAACCATCCATGATCGCTCCCTCGATATTAGCGGCGGAGAGTTTCCCTTCAATGGAGCAGTTTTCAAGAATTCGGCAGTTACCAATCACACCATTTTTAAATTCACCCGTGTCTGCATATATCGCCCCGCGAGCAGAAATGTTATGGAATTGTGCCGCGCCATCTTTATTTATCGCCCAGCCACGCTGCCCATTTATCCAATTCGAAGACTGAATATGCTGTGCGATCTTGGCGCTATCGATAGTGCCATTACGAATAAACGCATCATTAATAAACACTTGTCCATCCACCACGGCAAACGGCGAATACTGATTATTGTTTCCCCCGCTCATCAGAACGAACTGATTGGCGTTAAACCCAACGCGGGTTGTCACTGGCTTGCCGCTCTCGGCCAATACCGCGATAGACATACCGGCGTTGTAGAAGGTGCCGTTCACCCGAACGCCAGCTTTCAGTGTGTGGATGGCCGTCGCGCCGTCTGCATCTACCGTCGCTGTCAGTTTGTCCTCGAGCACCGCCGTCACGCCGTCAATCTGCGCCTGCACCTGGGTTTTCATCTCAGCCAGACCGCGATCAACTTCCGCAATCGTGGTTTTCACCACCAAAATATCGGCGCGCACTTCGCCGTACTGCGCCCATTGGTGCTCTACCGTCGCGTTGTTGGCCAGCGCATTCTGCAAGATGGCGCCGATGTTGGTGTCGATATCGCCCACCAGACGTTCACCGTCTTTCGTGGTCAGCAGATCGTCGCCGATGCTCTCGAGATAATCGCCGGCGTCCGCATTCGCCTGCCCGTCGATCCAACCGGTCCAGTCGCCCTGATTGCCGGTGCGATCCTGCAGCCGCGCACGGAACCAAAAAGCCTGCCCTGCCTTCAAGCCAGTCATGCTATGGGTATGGAGCGGATATGGAATATCGGCCAGCAGCAGGGCGTTGCCGCCAGCAGCGTTATCCGCGTATTGGATTTCAGTTTTCAGCGTATCTTCAGCGCCAGCGGGGAAACGCCAATCAAGCTGGATTCCCCACAGCAGCGGGGATGCCTTGAAGCCGACCGGCGTCGGCGGCTTACCCTCTTTGCCCTTGAGGTGAGTTTCCATCGATGCCGCCCAAACAGACGAAACGTTGCTGGCGTTGATGGCTCGAGCCCGTACAAGGTAACGCCCAGCATAAATACCCGGCACTTCGAAACCGAGCGCGGACGTACGCGGTACCGACACCCAGTTACCGTTATCCTTGCGCCACTCCGCCTCATAGGCGATCGCACTCTCAACCGCGCCCCAGGCAGCGCGCATCGTGGTGACGGCAATACCTTGGCTCACGGAGGAATAACTGTCTATGACAATGTTTTTCGGCGGCGCCTGAACACCGGGTGGAATAATCGAGATTGGACGTTCATCGATACGCGCGCCGGTATCGATACGGCCATATTTATACGGATCATGTTCCATCGCGTTGATCGTGAAGGTGTTATCGCCATTATCGGCGATGCCCGCCACACGATAGAGCTGAACGGCCAGATCGTCCGCGTCGATCGACCAAGCAGACTCAGGTGTCGGTATCTCGCTGTATGCAGTGGTGACCGTCACGACGCGCTCATTCACCGCCTGTACCGTGCGCGCCTGTGCCTTGCCGGAAGGTAGGTTAACGAGCAAGCGATCGCCAGCTTTAGCGCCCGGCTTTCTGTCCAATGTCAGTTTACGGCCATCCACGCAGCTGATGCGTCCGCCAATTGCCCGGCCTGCCAGCATCTGGTCCGCCACGCCGACAATATGCCCCGGCATAGGGATCATGCCATCCAGACCGACGGAGAAGCTCACCGTGCGGTCTTTGCTGTTGGTCAGTAACGCCCAGCGCCCCCGGCGATTAGCCTCACTTTGACGGGTACAGCCGATAGCTGTTAACTCTGTCTGGTTAACGTCATAGCGACGGACCAAGTCATTATCAAAAACAGCCTCAATCGCGTCAGCATAATGGTTGGCGGGATCGGACCAACTAACCATCGCCGTGCTATAGCGGGTGCGCTCGCTGGCAGATGAATAGGTAAACTTGCCGTCAATAACGTTAGCGCGGGTATAGGTGAAGTCCATATCGCGCGGCATATCCGCCAAGGCGACCATTTGGTTTCGCCCCCAATAGGTCATACCCCGAAAGATACCCGCCAAATCGCTCAGAACTGTCCAGGCATCCTCGCGCGATTGAATGTAAACGTTACAGGTGAAGCGCGGTTCGGTACCGTCGCCGCCCAGCCCGTCAGGAACAAGTTGATCGCAATACTGCGCAATACGGTATAGCTCAGACTCGGATACCTGGGAGGCGTCGATGCGATCGCCAAGGCCAAAACGCTCAGCCAGCATAATGTCGTAAAACACCCACGCCGGGTTATCGCTGTAGGCCCACTTGAAGCCACCGGTCCAAACACCGTTATAGCTTCGTGTTTCTGGGTCATAGTTATCAGGTACACGGATCAGGCGGCCGCGCGGTTTGCAGCTGATCTTCGGAATGTTCGGGAACTGTTTGGAATCGAACTCGACATACAGCAGCGCCGTGTTCGGGTAGCGCAGTTTGGCGTCGATGATTTCGGTTAGCGCCCCGAGGTTCATGCGATCGGCGATTCTGGCGCTGTTAGCATTGGGCGTCAGCCGGCGTACGCGCAACTGCCATCCCGTAGTGGCCTTCGGCAAATTGATGCGGTGCGAACGTTCATATAACGAGGTAGTTTTATCGTCGATCGCTGCCGTTAACACCTCTTGGTAGCTGCCGCCGTCGGTCGCTACGTCGATGGCGTATTCGATGCGATAACCGTTGACGTCCCCGTTGTCTTCCTGCTTTTGCAACATGGGCCAGCCCAGGCGCAGGCGAACGGCGGAAAGTTGCAGATTCGAGACCGAACGCACCCACGGTGTACCGCTTTTCAATTCGCTGCCTATCACGATCTCATTTTCGACGGCGGGAATGCCCTGGATATACTCCTGCACCTGCGAACCAGGACGGAATTCCCAGCGGAAACCGGGAAAGTTCTCCGTTCCGTCGCTGCTCAATACCGGCGTGCCATCAACAAAAATGTTCGTGCCATCCAGCCCGCCGGCAAACTCCCCTTCGCCCAATGCGAATAGCATCTTCGCTCTGGCGATCGACTGAATGCTGTCCGGCGATTCTACCGGCGTGTGGCCGCCACCGCCGCCGCCTTTTCGCCCACGGATAATGTTCTGTGCCATATTTCGCCCATAAAAAAAGCCGCTATTGCGGCTGTCTGTTCAAACGGATGTCGTTATTGCTGGTCTTCGGTATAAATACCAGCAGAGATAATAGCTCCGCCAATCTCACGTGTACCGTACAGCACACCTACAGGATTACCCTGCGCTGTTGTGTTTACTGGGCCACCAAAGGCATAGCTCGGTTTGTTGTCCTGGTCTTGGCGCATTCGTAAGCCACCAGCTTGTGGGGAAAGCATTTGTACGACACCACCGAGAGCCATTGAGGCACCAGCCATTGCCGTTGCACCCCAAGCTCCACCAGCTGTAAATGCCGCCCCAACGCCGCCTGTTGCTATTGCAGCAACTGCAATCAACGCAACACCAAGAATAGTTTGGAATAACCCCGCGCGTTTACTACCCATAATGATAGGTACCAGATGTATATCCTCTGTTCCCTTGGTTAACTCTAGCTCATCCTTCCCTATATTTCTCTTACCTACAAAAATAGCGAATGTTAACCCTCTCTTGTGAGCTTCCAACATATACCGTTCGAAACCATCAAGTAGATTTCTCATTGCATCAATAGCTTTTGGGACGCTATGTGCACGATACTCAAACTTTCTACCAAAAATTTTAACCATTGGGCCATGGAAATTAATAGTCCTAAGTGGCACTTCTATAAAGTCCATATTTCCTCCAATAAATAACCCGCCTGGTGGCGGGTTATTTTAAATGCAGCCTTTTATTTTACTTACTCTATCATCTATTCGGTATGAAAAAATTCCGCTTTGATGTCTATATTCAACTTTTGTTTCACCTGAAACATTTAATACATCAGCAATCTCTATATTGGATGGAGAGTAAATCGTGTATCCATTTGGATATGGTTGAATGAAAACATCACCATACCTTGAACCTTTTTCTTGCCATCCGAAAAGAATACACTCAGACACAGACTTAGCATCCTTGGATGATGTAAAGGATGAGGCTGGCGGCGAATTCCTCATATCACTCATTGATGAGCACCCGGAAATAAAAATTGCCGTAATTAATAAAACCTTTTTCATGTCCCTTTTCCTTAAGCTGAAAAGTGGAATGATAGCATCACATCAGTTCTTTGTGGCGCAACACCTTCACAGTTCGTTCCTTCCAATAGCCACCATAGGGCACCCGTTGACTGAGCATGCCGTACATATGGTGCAGCAACATGCCATCTTCCAACAGAATGCCAGCATGGTTCGCTACTGGCGCCGAAACCTGCATTATCACCATATCCCCCGGTAGCGGCGGACCATCGAATTCACGGAAGCCGCATTCATGCCAGTTGTCCATGTAAAGGTTTTCGCCCCTTTCCCACCACGGGTAATCAACGCGGTAATCGCGCAATTCAACACCGTGCTGCTGCCGGAAATAACTCATGACCAGCCCCCAACAGTCCGTATGCCCCAGTACAAACTGGCGCCCTACTAACGGCAAATCTCCACGCGGTATAACCGTGCGCAAATCCCCTTCAGGCCAACTGACAATCACCCAGGGAAGCTCTAACGCGTCACACTGTGCCTTATCCAGTTCACTCGGCTGCGTGGTGGCATCAGGGTGGCTATGCACAATCATTGTGACTGTGCCCCACTCCGATGCGGTTACGTAGTCTTCTGGCGCCAGGTGAAATTGTTCAGTAGAGTTTTCAGCCAGGTTACTGCATGGGAAGTAACGCTCAACGCGAGATTTTTGCGCCACTATGCCGCAACACTCGCGCGGATACTCAGCCTCAGCATGCGCCATAATGGCCGCTATGGTTTTCTCTTTCATCTCTCCCCCCTACTGCCGAATTAATGAGGCACCGGGGAACCCACCGAACGGCAACGGTTCGTTCTCGCCAAAACGTTTTTGGCAATCGCTCAGTAGCCCGCCGCAACGGTCCTTGCTGGGGTCATCAACCGGTTTTCCCTTGTCGTCAAAGTATCGGGTACCTGCATAATCGCAGCCTTTACCTGTGCGGTACCAGCCACGCGAGCACCAGGTACATAAACTGTGAATTTGCCGGGTCGGGATACGTAGGCCTCGTAGGTCAGCAGGACTGGACAATTCGAACTCAACCGACTCATCGCTTTCCGTTACCTTGCGATCAATGTAGAAGACTTGCAGCTTTTCCTGCACCGGATCAGCTGTAGGGTTGCCCTCTGGAAAATTACGGGCGTCGAGATAGTGCACCAATGTATCGTGGATCAGCACTTTAGCCTGCGCCATGTCCTCGAACTGGAGGCAAAGCGCGGTGATCAGCCCATCAAGGTTAGCAACCGTTAACTTTGGCTCGGTGCTCTGGCTGTCTGAGGATATTTCCAGTCCCTCAACGGTAAACGGCCACGGCCCATACTCCTTGCCCTGCCACCAGATCGATTTTGCAGGTAGTTTCGTTTCGTCTCCGCCTGCTGCAGCCAGTTCTTCCGGCGTATAGGGCAGCGTGTCACTATGAAAGCGCAGAATATCAGCACCGAACTTTGTCCCGTCCACTTCAACAAGGCGAACGCGATTGCCCGGCTCCAACTTCTGCAGGTCTGTATTCAGCATGATTAATCTCGGTTAAACGTGGAAGGCCTCGGTAAACGTGGCCGTCAGTGAATAGTTATCGCCGCCCATTGCAATAGGCTTATAGCCTTCGCAGCGGTAGAGGCCGGGAACGTTGGTCGGTGGTGTCCATTGAAAAGATCTCACCCCGTAATGATTTTCCAAGAAGACGATGATCGGCGTGATGTAGTCATACTTACCGACAAAGGTCAGATCCCAGGAACGCACGATCGGATTAATGCCGTCGCCGGAGACCTGCGCATATCCGTCGCCGAACTGCGCCTTTCTGACGCGAAAACGCATATCGCCGGCAGCATTGACGCGCGCCGGAAATTCAAATGTTTGAATACCCATTACATCCCCTTGATTGCTTTCCAAATCGGCTGGCCCGGCATCAGGTTTCTGTTGATCACCTTCTGGCTCTCCTGCGCGGCGATACTCCCCATCTGCTTGCCAAACTCTCCCCAGCCAGGATCGGCCTGTGTACCGACGTTGCCACCACTCTCGATCGTAATGTACACATTCGGCGCCGCCGCAACCTGTTGGCCACCGCCCATCGCCCTCACCCCCAGAGAACCATCGGCGCCACGCTTGAGTGGCATGATGGCTTCAGGCCCAGCCTCGCCCATTACCCCTGCGCCTTTGGCGAAGGCGAACAGAGTCGGATTGTTCACCACCTGCCCGCTGTAAGCACTCAGCGAAGGAGATGCATAAACCCCACCTTTAGCGTTGGGAACGTAACCTTGCCATCCCGTAGACATACCCATCGCACCGGAACCTGCCGCACCAGCGCCAGCACTGGCTGCACCACCCATTAAGCCGCCGCCGATGCTCATAAAGGTAGAGAGAATGGTTTTCGTCAATAACGCTTGCATCGCCATATCGATAAGTTGCTGAACGACAGACTGGGTAATGGAAGAAAACAACCCAAGCATATTTTGTTTAAAACTCTGCGTGCCGGTCAGCAGATCAAACATCATGCCGGAGGTGCGCTCCCGCGTCATATCCACCAGCCCCAACGCCATCTTGTGCACGCGGCTCTGACCACCGTACAGGCTTAGCGCTTGCTGATACTGAGCGTCCGACGATTCCTGTGTCGCCGCCTGCATCAGTTGCTCATAGCGCTGTTTATCCAGAAAGCCCTGCTGATAGTAGGCCTGGTATTGAGCCTGTTGCTGCACAAGTTGATTATTCAGGCGAGCGACGGGATCTACATCGCCCGCGATATTCAAGCGCGGCGCGGCGAGCGTGTCAGTTTCGGCCTTCAACCGCTGGCGCTGAGTTTCTTGCTGCTGGATCCGGCTGGCGGTCTGGTATTCGCGTTCGGTCAACAGTCGCCCGTCATACAGCGCTTTCAGCTCCTTGCTGACCTCTTGATCCTTGCGCACCGCCGCCTGCCCCGGAGCGTACTGCTCGGCCAGCTGTTGCCGCTGCTGTTGATACTTCTCGGTATTCAACGCCATCATGCGCTGTACATCCGCTTGCCCGGCGCCAGCGGCTTTGGCAGTTAATACCAGCTTTGCCTGTGCGCTTTGCTCATCCAAAGCGATCTTGTCGAGGCTGCTCAGATGCGCCCGCACCATCTCCTGACGTAACTGCTGATACTGCTCAAGAGCCTGCTGCTTGCTGTTATCACTGAAGGTACGATCGACAAAAATAGCGCTTTCTTGATGGTTTTTAGGCTTGTCAGGCTTAGTCTCAACATGGCTGCCGTTGCCATTTAGTGCATTGACGGCGTTGTTTCGACGGGTTCTGATCGCTTTCTCGCTCTCAATGGCATCTTCCAACTGCCCTCGCAAGACGTTCCGTTCTTTCCTCAACTCTTCTGGATCTGAATAGAGGAACCCCAAAGTCCCCTTGCGGCGACGTTCCAGACCCGCAAGGCGGGTATCACTCAAATACGACAACTGGCCTTCAATCTTCGTTTTCTCCTCACGAAGATTTTTTAACTGATCGTCAAAACTATCAATTTTAATGGCTAATTTCGCTTTGGAGAGCTTATGAAGATCGTCGGCAGTTTCAACTACCGCATCTTTCAATGCCAAAGCCGATTGGCGCGCCAATTGGTTCTGCTCATGCAAATACAACATCCCCAAGCCCGCCTGGATGGCAACACCAACCGGGCCGCCAAGCGCACCCAACGCAACATTGGCAACGCGGGATGCGGCACCCGCCCCACTCGTCGCCTGCGCTGCGCCGCGCGCAGCCGCTGCCTGACCGCGCCAAGCCGCCGCGCTGTCATTCAGACCTGAGGCCAGTTTCAGCACCTCCTCGGTTCGGCTACCTCCCCCATCCCCAGAACCATTGCTCGCCTGCCGAGCCGCTTCGTCCAGTTGTTTCATCTGCGCCGTCGCAGCCGTAGTGACGGAAGAAAGTTCGGTAAGCACCTGTCCATACTGCCGGGCGGTGGCAACGAGCTCCCTCAGCGACAAGTCAACCCCAGCCAAACCTGCCAATTTTCCCGCCAGGCCGCCAAGAGTACTGCCGATACGTTGATAGGTTTCGTCGGTCTTTTTCGCGTCCTGTTGAGCCTGACGATTGAACTTTGTGGATTGATCGCCGGCGGTACGGTAAGCCGCCGTCAGTTTGTTTTTAAAGTTGGCGTCATTCAGGTACAACCCGACCGCCAACGATGCTACCTCAGCCATTTCCCAGCACTCGCATAACGTCAGCACACTGCATATCAATACTGCTTTGCGCGGGCTGAACGGATTGGTGAATAGGGGCACTCTCCACCGCATCGGCCGTCATGCCTTGCAGTTTAAAATATGCCCGCCAGTGATTCAGGATTTGCGCCGGCAATGCGGCGATCTTGCGCGGATCCGACTCACCCCAGCGATCGGCCAGTTGGAACACCAGCATCAGCCAGGGCGAGTCAGTCAGTTTTTTTCCGCTTCCTCCAGGCTGCCGACCGCATGGCGTTTGACGGCACCGATGGCTTCGACCAGCGTCGGGTTGTCGTGTGCCACCAGCAGCTCATCCACGCTGGGCAGCGCGCTGGCCGGAATGCGTTTGCCGTCCGGAGTCATAAAGCAAGACAGCAGGAGTTGAACGTTGAGCTTTGCCGCCTGGCTCATATCGCCGCTGTCGATGGCGGCTTTCATGCCATCTTCGTTTTCCTGCAGTTCCGCAGCTTTCAACCGACGGATGAAGGTCTTGGTGCCAAAAATTTGCGTTTCAATCACATGGTCGTCGGATTTCAACAGCGCCGCTTTCAGGGCCTTAAGATCATATTTCTCAGTCATGATTATTCCTTATTCATAATGCGTAATTTATGCAAATGATCGCCGCAGGTCATACTTGCCTGCGGCGCAAAACATCGCGCCAAACGCCTGGATACGATAGTTCACTCAACGCGACTTTTCGGTTTGTCACACCTTCGCTGTTACCGCTCCCCAGGTGTTGCTGTTCTGTTTGCCCTGTACGGTAATTTGAATAACTTCACTCGCTGGGGCGGTGATCTCATTCATTTTCCAACCGGACAAAGACAGGATAGAAGTGGAAGTGCGGCCATTCGGCAGCTCAACATAAAACTGCACGGTTTCACGCTTATCTGCGGCATTCAGGAACGCAGCAAAATCGGTATTGGCAGGATCGTCGATAAAGCCAAGGGATTTCTCAGCCCCCTCAGGCAGGTCGGAAATAAACTGTTTCGTGGTATCAAGCAGCGTCGTGCAGTCAACAAAACTGCCCGTTTGCCCCATTTCACCTACTGCTTTACAGTTCGTCAGTGCTTTCATCGTCGCCGGCGTGGCGCCTACTGTGCCCCACTTAACGATAGTTCCAGCAGGCAGCATGGCGTACTCTGGCGAAGTTTTATCAGCCATAATTTTTCTCTCTCTTTTTTGATGAAGGATGGTGGTAGCAGTCGCTACCGGTTTTCTATGCCATAGCGGATGTTGGCCGCCAGGATGCGTAACACTTGAGTTTTGTTGTGATCCAGTGCTGGCCGGATAAATGGAGCGGCAGCTTGAGATGCCGTGCCGTATTCCTGTGCCAATGCTTTTTGGTAATGCTGTTTACTGGGGCCGACACGCAGGGTCAGTACTCCCCAACCGGCAACACCAGAAACGATGGCGATGCTGTCGCGCAAATATGATCTGTTTTCCATTGCGCTATCGCCGATATACTGCGGCATATCCCTGAGTACCGGAGCCAAAGCGGAACATCCGGCGTCATGCAGAATTCTTGAGGCGACATCACGCTTCACGGTCTCCAACCTACGTGCCAGCTCAGCCATGCCGGAAACGTTGGCACCGATCACGCTGCATTCTCCGAATGACAAATGATGTAATCGCGCACCATGCGGTATTGAATGCGGTTATCCGCCAACGTTGTGGCACCTTGCAAGATAGTGCTGCGTGTCACGGCCTGCACCGGCCAATGCCCAATATGACCATGCTGAATCCCTTCCCAGGCGGTAAGAATGATCTTATCCAGCGCGATTAACCGGGCGTAGTCATCAATAACGTACAGCACGATTTGAAAGCGACTCTGCACCAGCGAGGTATTAACCAAACCGGTATTAAGCTTCAAATCGCTGATTTTCTGATAAGTCACGCCTTCTAGTCCGGGATCCGACAGCACCAGCGGATATACCGGCATATGAGTTAATTCCTCCAGCGCAGTTTTAATTTCAAATTCAATCATTATGAGCATCAGCCTCCGTTGTCATATGAAGTCGAGTAGCTTGAGGTGCAGACGAGCTACACATCGTGGTCTATCGGTATTCATGGTTTTTTACGATAAGAAGTGCTGTGGCATAAGCATTCAGCAAGCAATAGAAAGCTTGGGGAAGAAGGAGCGGGAATTTAGGATAAAAACAATGCAGACTCCGCTGCGCGCCTTGTCACCAAACCATCGAGTCTTATACCACCGGCATTTACCCACCGACCAAACTCGTTAGCTGCACCTTGCTTATCACCAGCATTCACTCTGCGAAGCAAAGTCGAGGACGCTAGCGAACGTAAGCCGAGGTTATAAGCAAAGCTCACCAGAGCATCAAATTGCCCTTGGGTGATGGATACATTCACCAATTGATTGACGCCTTGTTCAAACTGAACAAGGCCACACCTCAGTAGACGTTCAGCCATCGTCTGATTAATCTGCATGCCGGGGCCGATTTTCTTGCCTTCTACCGGATGCGTCCAGCCATAACCGATGGTCCAGACACCCACCGAGTCCTGATATGCCTTCAAGCGCAACCCTTCCGCATGCTTAATCAGTGCCATTCCGTTTTTACTGAGTTTCATTGGCTTCCTCCTGACACTTTGTTGAGAAATCGGCGTTCCAACGATTTAATCAGCGACGCGCCTGACCAACCAGCCATGCCGCAAACGCCGCCCATCACCTCCGATGGCCAGTCGTAATGCAACGCAATCATCACCATGGTCAGACCAGCGAAAATAGAGACAAAGAGCTGTAGAAATAGCGTTCGCCAACTGAACGCCTCACCGTTCAATACCTTGAATGAGTAACTGGCTATGGCGCCCAACAAAGTCATGCCAACGGCGATCAGCATAGAGAGGATGTTAGGCTCACTTTTCCAGGGCATTTTCATAACCTCCCTCCCACTACCGGGGCATTGCCCGAACATCGGGAAATTGAAATAAAAAAGCCACCCGAAGGTGGCCTCATTTTGACTGATACAATATTCACATCATATCGGCATACTACATTTTTTAAATATCGTAAAAATCACCAATAGCTGGCGACCTCATACTGCAATTTCAACCCACAGGCTAAAAAAACAAAATTACGCTAAAACGATATTTTAAATTTGGTTATTGCGTCAAACAATTAACTACTTTTATCAGATTACAGCCATTTTTGCGTACGCGTTAGTTTTTTTTAAACTATTTTAGCCCTAAAAAAGAAACACCAGCGACGTAAAAAAACTTTCACTACCGTGCAAGCAACTGCCATTTACATCAGATTATCAGTGTTTTTGCGTACGCGTTAGTTTTTATGTAAAAACATAACAACATGACATTACTGATGCTTCACGATCAAAATGTAATACACTGAATTGTAATTATTTTTATCAATAGTGCATTTGAAAGAGGAGATAAAAAAACAAAACCCCGCCTTGGCGAGGTTTATGATTGGGTAATTGCGTACTGACTCATCACTAATATCAGACTACAAGAGTTTTTGCGTACGCGTTAGCTTTTTATTATTAAAATTTTACCCACTTATTCAGAATAAAAATCAGCTTTCAATTGATGATTTTAGTTCTCTTTAAAAATAATGCCAACACAACGAGGGGAATAAAAAGTACCTAGAGAATTTCAGTAATCCATACTCAACTTCACATCCAGCATCGCCAGACATCCCCCCACGAAACCTTCAGCAGTTTGCATCTCTTTTCGTATCGTGCCATCTGAGCATTTTCTCTTTCTCGCTATTTTGCGAAGCGATACCCCATAGACATGATGTGCAATCAACAAATCGAACTCTTCAGGTTTGTACTTCTTCAAGCGAATGACGCAGCCGTCGATAACCAACCCATCATCATCGCAGCAGGATAGTTCACCACATGAAGTATGCGGTAATAATCCCTTAAACCCAGCGGCAATTGGAGAATAGTCAATCCCGCTGCTATCACGGGCCCACACTCCCCACCGTTCCAAAATTTTGTGCATATCTCTCATACTGACCTCTCCGGGGGTTGCCAAACCGCCAATGACTCCGTGTCACCAAATGTTGAGAAACTCTCACCCCAACCGATTACTGTATAAATAAACAGTATTAAGTATACCCAAAGGTATTTTTTTATCAACACCAGAAAGTCATTTACCTAACGGTAAATTTGGGTACGATGGCCCTATGAAAAACGAGCAGAAAAATCAACTACAGGAAACACGACGGGAGCGTCTTTCCTCCCTGATCAGCAGCCTTGGCGTTGGGGGACAGAAGCGTCTGGCAGAAGCCCTTGGCATCGCTGCTGATTACGTTTCCAGAATGCTCTATCCAGCTGGTAAAAAAGGCAAGAAAGGTATCAGCGGAGATATGGCCAGAAGGATCGAGCAATTTTTCTCTATCCAAATCGGCTGGCTTGATGGCTTGGAACAACCTGAAAAACGCCGTAGCCCCAGCACCCTACAGCAAAACCAAGATGCCCATATTAGAACTCTGCCATTATTGGAGTGGGAATTGCCTTTGTTGTATGGCAAAAATCGAAAGAACAGCATCGTAAAATACCCTGCCGTCGTTAATTGCAGCTCCAGTGCTTACTGGCTGACGGTGCGGGACAACACGATGAGTGGTTCTGTGGGTGTAAATTACCCTAAAGGATCATTAATACTTGTAGAACCAATAACATATGGAGTGACGGAATTAGTTTCCGGTGACAAAGTCATTGCCAAAAAACAAGACTCTGACGATCTTGTCTTTAAAATTTATGTCGAAGACGCAGAAAATAAATGGCTTAAGGGGATTATGCCTGGGCTCCCCCCGTTGAATGGTAATGAGTACGATATCCTTGGAGTAGTGTTGGGCGCCTGGCTCCCTTAG